AACGTGGCCTGAAATGGATGACGAATCAAAAGCAAAAGCCGCAGAATTAATGTATCCGGGTAACGGCGACACTGCTAGTAAGTTGCTTAATGACGCACTTGGCGATCCGGAAGCACCCATAGGTGAAGCAGATGAACAACCTGCAGAATCATATATAGTAAAACCAGGTGATACTATTTGGGCAATAGCAACTAGATTTGCTGATAGTAATTATGATGGTGATGTCAAAGCAGGTGCTAAAGATATATTAGAACTTAACGGTATTAAAAATCCAAAATCTTTGCGCCCAGGACAAAAGTTAGAAATAGGTTATTTCATGGGAGGTATGAGTTCTGGAGCAACTCGAGGACTTCCGCCAGGAGGATTTAAGGCATATGAAGCAGAAGTAACACCAGGACAAACATTACCTAAACAAATTAAAGTAATTAAAATGCCTACACCTCCACAAGCACCTACTGGTCCAGATGGAACAGGCGAGGACGGAACACGTATTGGTACTACTCCAAAAGGTAATAGAAGTGTTGCAAGTGGTGCAGGAACATATATTTTTACACCAAAAGGCGAATTGATGTTGTACATGACTCCTAAGATGGGTGGACTACAACAAACACATAATATTAAGAAACAAACTGTTACAGTAGACTTTGGTACATCAGCACAAGGCGCAACTATTGATCAAAAAGCAACTTATGATATGAGTGGCAAACTTATAAGTGGCGATACCACATCAATTAGAAGCGGTAATGTGGGTGCAAGCATCGATAAAGACAAAGGATCAACAATAGATTATAAAGTAGACGCTAATACAAAAGTTTCAGCAAACAGTAAAACTGGCATAAAGGTTAACTAATGTATTCAAGTATTGATGAACTTAAGAAACTTGCTGGTGTAAACGAATTCAAAGGTTACACAGAGTACACTCTCGAGAACATCAGTGATGCAGCAAACTCAAATGCTAAAAAGATGCGTGATAAAAATATTAAGCCAGGTGACAAAGAATGGTTTGAACTTTGGTTTAGTTTGCCTGGTATGACCGGCGTACCATTTAGAGGTCGTAAAAAATGAGATTTTTTGAGTGGGGTAGAATAGTAAAAGGCGTAAACACAACACCAGATGTTGGTGTTGATGAAATCCCACGGCAAGCAAAAAAGTTTGGCAATAGTGTTTCGAAAGATGGTGTTCCACCTACGCTTAGTAAAAAGGTCAAAGGCAAGAGTACTAATGTATTATTTAATCTAGGACTTGCTGAAGGATATAAACTAAAACTAGAACGTGATGAAAACATTGATGTGCTACATATTGTAGACACTAAAACAAAAAAACGTATTGAAGTGCGTGGAAAAAAAAATTACGAAACAAACTACGACCCTAAAGATAAACTGCATCAGGTTTTAGATAGAGTAGGTAAAGCAGCTAATATATCAGAACTTATGAACGGTGAAGTTGTAGGTATAAATCCAAAACATCCAAAAGGTCCTGATGCTGAAAAAACAGCTAAAGATATTTTGACAACAGAATCACTTGACAATATATACGAAAGTGTGCTATACTATAGACAAATGAAAGAAAACTTAGGCGAAATAGCACAGGCAACAGAGATATATATTGACATGGACGGCGTACTTGCTGACTTCTTTGGCGAGTGGGCTAAACTTATGGACAAAAAGCATTGGACAAAGATTGACGACTTTCCAGATGCACTACAAAAAATTAGAGATACAGAACAATTTTGGTTAGAGCTACCAATACTTCCTCAAGCAAAACAATTACTTGCACTGATTAAACAAGTAAAAGGCGAATACAATATATGTAGCACACCTTTAGCAGATGATCCTAAATCAGAGCCACACAAGCGAGAATGGATTAAAAAGAATCTAGCATTTTTTCCGCCTAAAAATATTCATATTACACACGACAAACCACAGTATGCAACACAGCAAGATGGTACACCAAATATACTAATCGACGATTACGGTAAGAACGTAGAGGCCTGGGAAGCTGCCGGAGGTATAGGATTCAAATACAAAGACCATAAGTTTGAACGTACAGCTAAAGATATCAAACAGCATATGCAAGAGCCTGTAGAAGAAAACTTTGCTGACGGTAAGAAAAAAGTACAACCCACCAACGAAGCATTTGATAACCCTTATCCTATAACATGGGAATATTTAAAGCCAACAGGTCCTTCAAGTGCTATTGGAAAAGTTGAAGATGGTAGTGCGTTAGACATTCATATTAGTGAAGATCCAGATGGCATTTATGAAATAGAATTTGCAAGAGGTCAATCTGATAAGAATATGGGTCGATCTGGTCAAGGTGATGAATTTAGAATTTTTGCAACAGTCCAAACCGCTATGATAGAATGGTGGAATCAATTGGACAAAGCTAGTGTCAAAAAAATAACTTTCTATGCAAATAAAGAAGACGGTAATAGATCAAGACTTTATAAAAGATTTTTAAAGATATGGGGCGACAAATCTGAATGGGACATTGAAGTTAATGGTAATGTCAAACCCGGACTTCTAGCATATTCTTTAACCAACCCAAATCCTGATGAACCCAAAAATGATAGAAAAACATTTATGCAAAGAATTTTTGGAAAAAAAGAAACAGTAGAAAACTTTGCAGACGGTAAAAAAAAAGGTAAGAGCCGGCCAGGCAGAGTAAAGAAGTCAGGTGCAAGCTGTAATGGCAGCGTCACAAGCCTAAGAAAAAAAGCAAAAAAAGCAAGTGGTGAGAAGGCAAAAATGTATCATTGGTGTGCTAACATGAAATCGGGTCGTAAAAACAAAAGGAAAAAGTCATGAAGATACTTGAAATATTAGCAGAAAAGAAAGTTGAAATGTGTCCTAAGGCATGTTGTGGGCAACCAGTAACAGAATGCAAATGTGGGCCAGATTGCAAACATTGTGATTGTTATGAAAAGAACAAAACAATGAAGGAAACTACTATGGCTTCTAGCATTGCAACTAGTGTAGGTGGTGGAAACGGCTTTGCTAGTGGCGGGATAGGTACTGAACCTATAAAACGTGTATCTAACAATAACTCGAAATCCAAGAAGAAAAAGAAAACAAAAGCATAAATATATATACGGAGAGTATAATGCGGCACAATGAAATAAACAAAAAAGTAAATGAAGGCGGTCTTGCTAGTTTAGCAGATATGGCCGAACGTGATCACGAAGTACAAATGGCAAGAGCAGATCTTTATAAGATTGCAAAGTATGCTATTAAGTTACACGAAATGTTAAAAACAGTTTCAGAATCGGAAGGCATTGAGGGATGGCAACAGAGCAAAATAACTAAAGCCGCAGATTACATTGGTTCTGTTTACCATGCTATGGATTATGATATGAAATTTGCAGAAACTGCTGTTGCAGAAGCAAAAAAGTCTTCGTATAAAGACGGTCTAACAGCAATGTTAGAATCTAAGAAAAAAACTGAATCAAAAGATGAACTTTGTAAAGAATGTGGTAAGCCAAGTTACACTACACTTGACGAAGAAAAGCAAAAAGGCGTTGACGGCAAAGTATGCTGGAAAGGCTACAAGCGTATGGGCACCAAGAAAAAAGGTGACAAAACAGTAGACAACTGTGTCAAAGTAAAAAGACGCAAGAAGAAGTAATATGCGTGTTAATGAAATCATAACTGAAGAAGGATTTCTAGACAAAGTTAAAGGCGCATTTAGCTCTATGATGCCTGCAGATATGAATGACCTTGTTGCATGGGTTAATAAAAATTTACGTATTAAAGGCACTCAATGGATTTACAAAAATGTAGGTGAGGAATTTGGCTCTAAACATTTTACTAAATTTGATGTAGACAAAGCAATTAGTATTGTTATGAAAAGAGGTTAATATGACTGACTTTTATAAAATGAGCTCAATGATGAAGGATTTATTTCCTTCAACTCCTGAACAGGATAAACAAGCCCTTTTAAATATGGCAAACAATGCTCCTGCAGATATACCCCCAACCAAAGATTATATAAACGAAAGTACATCAGTACCTGAAGGATCAATGCCATTAGGTATTGATAGTGTAAGTGACTTTGCAAAATTAGCAGGAGTCACTGAAACACAGAAAATGGGCAGTCCTGGACAAGCAAAAGGCAAAGATCCAATGCCTAAGTTAAGCAAGCCTACATCCGGAAATGAAACACCTCATCCATTAAAAGATAAACTAGTAGGTGAAGACGATATAGATATAACAGCTTTAACGCCTGCTGCTACAACATTAGGTGGAGCTATTGATCCTGACATGGATCCTAGTGCATTAATTGCAAGAGGCCTAAAAAAAGCCGGCGAAGGTGAAATTTTAAATGACAAAGAAAGAGAAGCAATACAACCATATATAGCATTGTTTTCTGAACTAATGTCAAATCCAGCATTTAGAAATAATTTAATCGCAATGCAAAAAATACTTGATAAAAGGAATAAAAAGAAAGAAGAAGATGCTCCTCCAGGTAGAGAGAAACAAGTAAAAAAACTAAAGAAAAAGTTTGACGATCCTGGTGCACCTTATGCTATTGCTTGGGCACAACACAACAAACACGGAAAGCCTAAGAAAAAGACAGAATCGATCAAAGAAGAACTATACAAAGCACTCGCAAAATATAAAAAATAGTTAGGTAAAAATGTCCGAAGTAAGTTTCAAAGAGCAATGCAGACTATTCTACATAGTAAAAGGACATATTTCATCAAGCGATCAAACTGTCATAGACTGCTATGATGGATACTTTAAACGTATGTGGGGTAATCATGAAATGTGTTACCGAGAAGACGGTTTTGAAGAAGCATACAAAAAAAGACTTGACAAGCACCAATAAATCCTATATAATATAACTTAAATTAAGGAGAAACCTATGAGTGACCGTACCTATGGTGCTGAAGAAAAAGCGAAACTAGAACGTCTTGTAAACGAAGGTGTTACAGTATTACAAGAAATTGAAGATTTAAGTGCAGGTTTAAAAGATACTGTTAAGGCAGTAGCTGAAGAACTTGACATTAAACCATCAATGATTAATAAAGCAATTAAGATTGCACAAAAAGGCGAATGGCAAAAAGTTGCTGATGAATTTGACGACTTAGAAACACTTGTTGTTACAGTCGGTAAAGACAAGTAATGCAAAAAATAAAAGAATTTTGGATCAATAGTTACAAAAGTGATAAGGTTGCTTTTGGATTCGAACTAATAAGTTTTATTTTTACAGTAGCTGCAAGTTTGACTTTAGCATTTAATGCTGTAGATCCAAACATGCTAGTTATATATCCGTTCTTCTTTGTAGGATCGGTTACACAATGCTACGCCGCAGTACGCAGAGGCGCCGCTTGGGTAATGTTACTAACAGGATATTTTGCTGTTATTAACGTATTTGGATACGGGGTTGCAGCACTATGGTGGTAAAACCCTATCAATGGCTAGCGTGGGTAGCAACAATATGTTTGTTGACAGCCGCCATACTAGCCGCATTTAATGTTTACCCTTTGTACATTTGGGCATTTATTATCAGTAATAGTCTTTGGATACTTGTTGGTGTCCTATGGAAAGAAAAAAGTTTAATTGTTATGAACGCAGGCTTAACCGCAATTTACGTTGCAGGCTTGGTGCTCTGATAAGTAATAATAACGCCAAAAGCAATAGCTAGGCATGTAGAAGGTTAAGTTGGCCATAAGCAACGAAGGAGATATATGAGTTACGTAGACGCATTTTTTGATCGCGATTCTGACATAATTAGAGTCGTTGAGCGCAAAGACGGTAAGAGAGATTACCGCGAATATCAAGCAAAATATACATTCTATTACAAAGACGAAAGAGGCAAGTATAAAAGTATATTTGGAGATCCTCTAACACGTATTGTTTGTAAAAACACAAAAGACTTTCGAAAAGAAGTTGCTATTAACAGGGACAAAGAACTTTTTGAAAGTGATATCAATCCTATTTTCCAATGCTTATCAGAAAACTATCTTAACCAAGATGCACCTAAACTAAACATTGCGTTTTTTGATATTGAGACTGACTTCGATCCAGAGCGTGGCTTTGCTGATCCTGCAGATCCATTCATGCCTATTACTTCTATAAGTGTATACTTACAGTGGTTAGAAACAATGGTGTGTTTAGCAGTTCCGCCCAAGACACTTACAATGGATCAAGCAAAAGCAGAACTTGAAGGTATTGAAAATGTAATGCTGTTTGAAAAAGAAGGTGATATGATTGACACCTTCTTAACACTAATTGAAGACGCTGATATTTTATCAGGATGGAACAGTGAAGGATATGATATTCCTTATACTAAAAATAGAACAAGTCGTGTACTAAGCAAAGACGACACACGTAGATTCTGTCTATGGGGTCAACTTCCAAAAAAACGAGAATATGAGAAGTATGGTAAATCAGCTGTCACCTTTGACCTCATAGGCAGGGTGCATTTAGATAGTTTGGAATTATATCGTAAATATACATATGAAGAAAGACACACATATAGACTTGATGCCATTGGCGAAATTGAAGTTGGAGAAAACAAAGTACCATATGAAGGCACTTTGGATCAACTGTACAACAATGACTTTAGAAAGTTCATTGAATACAACATTCAAGATACCGCACTACTGGACAAGCTGGACAAAAAACTAAGATTTATTGATCTAAGTAATACTGTTGCTCATGAAAATACTGTGATGCTACAGACCACTATGGGTGCTGTAGCAGTTACAGAACAAGGCATTGTTAACGAAGCCCATCATAGAGGACTACAAGTTCCTAATCGTAAGAAACGTGATGATACAGAGAACACACAAGCCGCTGGTGCATACGTAGCATTTCCTAAAAAAGGTTTGCACAAATGGATTGGTTCAATGGATTTGAACAGTCTATATCCTAGTGTTATTCGTGCATTGAATATGGATCCTGCAACTATTGTAGGACAAATACGTCCTGATATAAGTGAAGCTCGTGTTACCGAAGACATGGGTTTGAAGAAAAAGTCTTTTGCAGGTAGTTGGGAAGGACGCTTTTCTACCGAAGAATACGAAGCAGTTATGGAACAAAAGAAAGATATTGCACTAACTATCGACTGGGAACACGGCGGCAGTGATGTGTTGTCAGGTGCCGAGATATACAAAGTAATCTTTGACAGCAATCAACCTTGGATGCTAAGTTCAAACGGCACTATCTTTACAACAGAACACGAAGGTGTTATTCCAGGGTTGCTAAAACGTTGGTATAGCGAACGTAAAGACATGCAGAAAATGTTAAAGAAAGCAAAAGATGCAGGAAATGCAGCAGAAATTGAGTATTGGGACAAGCGACAGTTAGTTAAAAAAATTAACCTAAACAGTTTGTATGGTGCTATTCTTAATCCAGGTTGTAGATTCTTTGATAAGCGTATTGGACAGTCAACTACACTAACTGGACGTACTATTGTTAAACATATGAGTGCCGAAGTTAACAAAACCATTACAGGCAAGTATGATCACGTTGGTGAAGCAATGATATACGGCGACACTGACTCGTGTTACTTTAGTGGATATCCAATTCTAAAAGAACAAATTGATGCAGGAGAAATACCTTGGGATAAAGACAATGTAATAAAACTTTATGATCAAGTATGCGAAGCCGCAAATGAAACATTTCCTAGGTTTATGCTAGATGCATTTCATTGTCCTAAGTCACGTAGTGATGTTATTGCGGCAGCTAGAGAGATTGTAGCACAATCAGGCTTATATATTACTAAGAAGCGTTATGCAGCACTTGTGTATGATATTGAAGGCTTTAGAAGTGATGTAGATGGCAAAGCGGGCAAAGTAAAAGCAATGGGTTTAGACCTGCGTAGGTCAGATACACCGGTGTTTATGCAAGAGTTTCTAAGTGAATTACTACTAATGGTGCTAACTGATGCTCCACAAGAAGATGTTTTAGAACGTATTACTGTATTCCGTAAGGAATTTAGTGAACGTCCAGGTTGGGAAAAAGGTTCGCCTAAACGTGCAAATAAAATTGGACACTATCAGCGTCTTGAAGAAAAACAAGGCAAAGCAAACATGCCTGGGCATGTACGGGCAAGCATTAACTGGAATACATTAAAACGTATGAACGGCGACAAATATTCGCAAGAGATCGTTGACGGTATGAAAGTTATTGTTTGTAAATTGAAACAGAATCCGCTAGGTTATACAAGTGTTGCATATCCAACAGACGAACTACGTATTCCAGACTGGTTCAAAGAACTTCCTTTTGATGATGCGGCTATGGCTGAAACTATTATTGATAACAAATTAGACAACTTGATTGGTGTGCTAAATTATCCATTAGAGGATACTAAGCGTCATAATACATTTACTAGCTTATTCGATTTTGGAGGTTAGAATGAATCATTTTTTATTCGATGTTGACGGAACATTGACTCCTAGTAGAAAAAAAATTAACTCACAATTTGCGTTATGGTTTTTGTATTTTTCACAAAATAATGCAGTAAGTTTAGTAACAGGAAGTGATAATCCTAAAACATTAGAACAAATTGGTCCTGAGATATGTATGAGTGTAAACAAAATATATAATTGCAACGGAAACGATGTTTGGTACAGACAGGAAAATATTTACACCAATCCTTGGAAGATGAGTAACAATCTAAGAACCTTTCTTAAAAAAGAGCTCGCTGATAGTTCTTATGAAGTTAAGACAGGAAATCATATAGAAGAACGTCCTGGCATGGTTAATTTTAGTATAGTAGGACGCAATGCTGATAAAGTGCAACGTAAAAATTACTTTTACTATGATATCGAATCTGATGAACGTATCCATATAGCAGAAAGAATAAACAAACAATTTGAAGATGTAAGTGCTGTTGTTGGTGGTGAAACAGGTATAGATATAATTGCTAAAGGTAAAGACAAACGACAAGTACTTGATGAAATAAAAGAGGACAGAGTTTTCTTTTTTGGCGACAGGATGGATCCTGACGGTAACGACTTTAGTCTTGCATATGCTGTAAAAGAAGCAGGTGGTGTTGCTAAACAAGTCAAAAGCTGGAGAGACACAAAAGAAATTCTCGAAAACTTCCAACAAAGAGGAATAGCAAATTGAAATATAGTAAATGGGACATTGGTGGTGAGATTGTTAAACAAGATTATCGTTATGTTGTAAAGGACAATACAGAACTTAAAAATCTTGTTGTAAGCTCAACTAGATTAAATCCTAATAGAAGCACAACAGGGCATCGTCATGCAGGGCAAGAAGAAGTTTATGTCTTTACAAAAGGCAAAGGTCAAATTGAACTTGACCATGAAATATTTAACATATGCGAAGGAGATACCGTATTAATTAAAGATAATGTTTTTCATAAAGTACATAACAACAGCGACTTTATGTTAGAATTTATTTGTGTGTTTGACGGAAGGAGAACACATTGAAAGTAGGATTTACATGTTCGTCTTTTGATTTACTACACGCAGGACATATTATTATGTTACGTGAAGCAAAAGAACAATGCGATTATTTAATATGCGGATTACAAGTTGACCCAAGTGTAGACAGAGCTGAAAAGAACCGTCCGGTACAAACTATTGTAGAACGCTATACACAGTTAAAAGCAGTAGGTTATGTAGATGAAATTATTCCATACAAGTACGAAGAAGATTTAGAAGACATCCTTAGCATGTACCCAATTGATGTACGCATACTAGGAGAAGAATATCGTGACAAAGACTTTACCGGCAAAGATATTTGTCGCAAACGTGATATTGACTTACACTTTAATAAGAGAGATCACCGTTTCAGTTCAAGTGATTTACGGAGGAGAGTTTGTGAGTAAAATACTATTAACTGGACACAAAGGCTTTATTGGTCAAGAACTATTAAAACGTCTTACAAAAGAAAATAGTGTTGTTGGGATTGATCTACAAGACGGATGGGATCGAGATAAGATAAACAATACACAAGATTTATTAACTTGTGAACTTAAAGAAGAATTTGACTTAATTATACATCTTGCAGGCAAAAGCGGAGTGCGTGAAAGTATTAACGATCCTGCAGGATACTGGCGTAATAACGTGGAAGTAAGTAAACGCTTGTTTGCCCGCTATCCTGATACAAGAGTGCTTTACGCAAGCTCTAGTAGCGCCTACGAGCCTGATTTAAACCCATACGCCGCAAGTAAGTATGTTGTTGAAGAAGCTGCCGAACGGTATTGTAATACACTAGGCATGCGTTTCCATACTGTTTATTCAGATAATCCACGCAAAGGTATGTTTTTACAAAAACTTAAGGACGGCGAATTAGAATATGTAACAGATCATTATCGTGATTTTATTCATATCAACGATGTGTGTGATGCAATTGAATTATGTATGAATAGTAAGTACACTGGCACTATTGATATTGGTACTGGACATCCATTTAAAGTCCGTGATTTTACTGACAATATGCCTATCCGCCTAAATACCCCATATGAACGTAAATGGACATGTGCTAATATGGAAAAAATAAAGACACTTGGTTTTAAACCTAAATATTCAGTAGAAAACTACTTGACAAACCACAACAAAGATAATATAATAAAACTTAACATAGGAGAATATTAATGAAAGACATCTTACAAGACGTAGTAGCAAAAACACATGCATTGGGTTTTCTTAATCTAGTAAAAGTAACTGGTGCAGATACTACTACAATTGAATCAATGGCCGAAGATAGATCAGTGATCTTAACAGCAGATACAAACGCTGCTGTTGCTGAAGGAACATTCGGTATGCCTAACTTAGATAAGTTAGCACTACACTTAAAAAATCCAGAGTATCAAAAGGATGCTAAAATTGATGTGGTAAAAGCAGAGCGTAATGGCGAAACTATTCCTACACATATCCACTTCGAAAATGCTACTGGAGACTTTCAAAATGATTATCGATTTATGAACCAGCAGATTATCGAAGAGAAACTAAAAAGTGTAAAGTTTAAAGGTGCGAACTGGGATGTTACATTTAATCCAAGTATAGCTAGTATTGCACGTATGAAACTACAAAGTGCGGCACATTCAGAAGAGCCTACATTTAATGTAAAGACTGTTGATACAGGTGATGCAACTGATCTTGTTTTTAGCTTTGGTGATGCAAGTACACACGCAGGAGAATTTGTATTCCAACCCAATATATCTGGTAAATTAGCACATACGTGGGCCTGGCCAGTAGCACAAACACAGGCAATTTTAAGTCTTGGTGGTGATATTACAATGAGTATCTCTGATCAAGGTGCAATGCAAATTGCTGTAGATAGCGGATTAGCAACGTATAACTATATTCTTCCAGCACAGAGTAAGTAATTTATGAATACTGATCTAACAGAAGCACAAAAAGATTATGCTGTATTCCTTCCGGCCTTAAGTGGTTTCTATGCAACTTTTATAGGAAAACAACGTACTGAGGATTATGTAGATCCAGCACGTATTCCTTATCCTAGCATGGAATCAATGAATTGGTTAAACAAAAAAGAAGGCTTGTTTAACTATCACTGGACGCTTTACTCAGCAGGTCATGCAGAATTAGATATTAATAAAGATTCTCCTAAAGAAGATATGGTACGTAATAGAGATCGTAACAACAGTTGGTTGTTAGGTGACTCAGGTGGTTTCCAAATTGGTAAAGGCGTATGGGAAGGCGATTGGAAAGATCCTAATTGTCCCAAAGCACAAAAGAAACGTGAACAAGTTCTTGCGTGGATGGATGCTTACATGGACTACGGAATGATACTTGATATTCCAGCGTGGGTTGCACGTTCACCTGCTGGTGCTAAAGCAACTGGAATTGACAACTATCAAGATGCTGTTAATGCTACACGTATTAACAACGACTTCTTTATGAAGAATAGAACAGGTGCTTGTAAGTTCCTAAACGTGCTACAAGGCGAAAATCATGCTGATGCTGAAGACTGGTATCAACAGATGAAAGACTATTGTGATCCTAAAAAATATACAGATCATTTCAATGGATGGTCAATGGGTGGACAGAACATGTGCGATGTACACTTATTGCTTAAAAGACTTGTGGCGTTACGCTTTGACGGGTTACTTGAAAAAGGTAAACACGACTTTATGCACTTCTTGGGTACAAGTAAGTTAGAGTGGGCGACACTACTAACTGATGTACAAAGAGCTGTTCGTAAACATCATAATCCAAACTTTACAATTACATTTGATTGTGCTAGTCCTTTCCTTGCTACAGCAAATGGACAAATTTATATTCAAACTGAAACCGAAGATAGAACTAAATGGGTCTATAGAATGGTTCCAAGTATTGATGAATTAAAATATGCTACTGATACACGTAATTTTAGAGATGCTGTACTACAAGACGGCTTATTTAAAAACTTTACAGACAGTCCGCTATCCAAAAATATCAAAGTAAATGATGTATGTATATATGCACAAGGCGATAAAAACTTAATTGGTACACCTAAAATACTTAAAGGTGATATTGATCGAGATAAAAACGGTAATCCTATACTAGACGATGATGGTAATCAAGTTATTCGTAGCCGTGATTCAACAAGTTGGGATAGTTTTAGTTATGCGATCCAAATGGGTCACAATGTGTGGAGTCACATAAATGCAGTACAAGAAGCAAACAGACAATACGACAATGGAGTACTTCCGGCAATGCTTGTGGAAGAGCAATTTGACAGGATTCTATTCAGAGATGTTGTGGAAGCAATATTTGCAACATCAAGCAGAGACGAAGCGAATGCGGTAATTGAAGAATTTAGTAGATTTTGGGATACTATTATAGGTACAAGAGGAAATACCGGCAAACGTATTGTTAATCCACAAACCAAATACGGAGAACTATTTGAATGACCACTGAAACTTATATTGAAAGCCTATATAAAAAGCATAGAGCACTTGACGACGAGATAAAAATAATGTATAATAAGTTTATTGATGATCATTTAATAAACAGATTGAAAACTCAAAAACTTTGGATCAAAGATGAAATACATAGGTTAGAAAATGAAACGTGATTACGCAAACAGTGCAAAAGAAGATATCGTATACTTTACAGGTGTAGAAGTTGAAAAAACTCCTGCATTTGGTTTAAAGACGTTGTTTGTTACAGGTACACAGCCATGTGATATAATACAAGAACACTTTGAAAAAGAACAATGTGAACACATTTTCTTTGGTGCTAATCATTCTTTTGAACCACTAAACGAACAAGAATGGACCAGTTGGGAAAGAATGATTAAAGCATTTTTAACAGCCGGTAAGTTGTGTAGTTTAGATATTCCAATTAGTTATGCAGAAGAATTTCTTGAAAGTGGACTTACAGAATATGAAAATTTTATCCCACAACTTCGCGTTCCGTTGCCTTACGTGAAACAGTGGAACTATAACACTATGTTAAAGATTGATGAT